GCGTTTAATATTGCTGCTGCTGAAAATGGATTCAGTGGTAGAGCTGACATAAAACGGGTAGCCGAAATTATGGGTGTGAGTGAACGCACAATTAGAAATTATTTAAAAGAGATACCTATCCTTAATGTCGAATTAGGTGAACTTGTAATGACAGAAGATGGTTAACAATAGGGAAGAAATTTGCTCTATATATATATAGTAAATTTCATAATTTTCCTTCGATGTAAGAGAAAAATTTCAAAGGGGTAAAAAGGGGACTAAAGTCTCCCCTTTCTACCCTCCTCCTTTAAAATTTCTCTTACCTTACATAACGATTTTTCTTTTCTTCCTTCGGAGGTTGTTATTTTGAATGTGAGGCTAGAAGGTGAATGAATGTTAGTTAAAGATGAAACAAAATATTGTTGGGTTGATGATGAAGTGGCTGGCGAACCACAAGACAGCATTGAAATGGCTATCGCAGATTATGTAGATAACGAATATGGCTATGGCGATTTTGATGCTTTAAGTCGAGAAGAATTATTGCAAACAACAATAGAAATAGGTCATCCATACCGATATGTACCTGAGGTAGATGGTGAGCGAGCGATTTGGAATGTGCTTGATTATGATCTAGATGATGAAATCGCAGAATATTCAGATAATTACATGAAAGATGTTAAAAACGAACACATGGACGAACTAAGTGAAGAACTAACAAAAGTATTCCAAGCATGGGAAAAGCGACATGGGTACGCTAACAAATCATGGGTAGTGCAAGAAACTAAAACCTATCTTATTAAAGATTACATTAAGGAGTGATTATATGAAAACTCCATGTAAGAATTGTGAGCTGCGTACAGTTGGCTGTCATGGTACATGTGTTAGCTACATAATGTACAAAGCTAGAATGGATAGACTACTTAAAGAACGTAACTTGCGATGTGATGTAGGCTCTTATATTGGTAACAACATTAAGCGTATTAGACATAGATTAAGGAAGTGTAATAAATATGGTTTGGGATCCAATTATATCGAGTGACTGGCACCATGAATTATGGGTAAGGTTGCGGATAGCCATGAAAGAAAATGGTAGCAAATGTACTGGGTGGTGTTGCATCCCTGGTAACCATGACTATTTGTATGAACGCAAACCTAAATCATTTAAAAATTTTAGGCCAGTAGTTGACTTACATATAGCGAATAGAAATTGGTTACCAATCTATACCCATTATGGTGAGCACGCCCCTATTGTTGAGGTTAATGCTTATCACATTAAAAGCTATGTAATTACTAATAGGGTGTTTATGGTTCCTAGTGAAGTATGGGAAGCTGAAGATAAAGCTAGGTATGAACGTTACCAGGCTATGAGAGGTGATAAGAATGGTAATTGAATTCTTTATTCCTCTTCGTAAAGTTCCCACAGGTACCCATCAACAAAAGAGGGTAACTGTTAAGAATGGTACACCAAGGTTCTATGAGTCATCTGACGTAAAGGCTATTAGAAAGTTATTTACTGAAGAACTAGCACCACATGCTCCTATGGATCCAATACAAGGACCTATTAGATTGGTTACCAAGTGGTGTTTTGGTAAGGCTAACTGTAAAAAGGCTCAATGGAAAACCACTAAGCCTGATACAGATAACCTTATTAAGTTATTTAAAGATTGTATGACTTCGCTCAACTATTGGAATGATGATGCCCAGGTGTGCAGTGAAGTTACTGAAAAGTACTGGAACCCAGTCACAGGGATATGGGTTCACATTGAAACGTTAGAAGAACTACAGTAAAAGGTTGAAGCTATGAATAAAAAACTTGTATATGTTGCTCACCCATTTGGTGGTAAGGAAAGCAACCGTAAAAAGATTGATGCAATTATGGGTGAGTTAGTACTGAATGATTTAACGCATGACTACGTGTCACCTATCCATAACTATGGCTATGTATATCTGACTGGTGATGATTACCAAAAGGGGTTAGATATTTGCTTAGGATTACTTAGCCATTGTGATGTGCTAGTACTTTGTGAAGGTTGGCACACAAGCCGTGGATGTAAAGGTGAATATGAATTTGCTCAAAAACATGGCAAGGCTATCTTCACATTAGAAGAATGGAAAGCCATGAACCATATTTAGAAAGGAGACTATAAGATGCCACTTGCAAGAAAGTGTATCCGGTGTGGACGTACATTCCTAGCCAAGAAAGATGAACAGTACTGCGCACAATGCGCTAAAGAAGAATTGATGGCTATCCTTAACAAGGATAAACCACCTACACCTGCTAAAGAGGAACCACCTAAAGAGGAAGTGAAGGAGAAAGTTATGACTAAATGTAAGAACTGTGGCAAGATGTTCGAGCAAACAGGTAAAGGTAGACCTGCGGTGAATTGTCCTACATGTAGAGACTTATTGAATAAACCAAAGAATAAGGTATCACCTAAAGATAATCAATCTGAAAAGGTTAATGATGTTGCTCCAGTTATTTCTAAAATGGAAACTACTGAGTCTTATATTAATTCTGAAAGTATTCAAGACTTATATGATTGTATTAAGGCTGCGAGCGTTAAAGATTCATGTGTTACCACTGATAAAAAGCATAACCCAATCTCTAATGTGATTGACCATCCTTCACATTATAACCGTGGCAAGATTGAAGTTATAGACTTCATTGAGGATCAACAACTACCCTATCATCTTGGTAATGTGGTCAAGTATGTTGCACGTGCCGGATACAAAGGCGATAAGCTAGAGGACCTTAAAAAAGCACGATGGTATTTAGATAGGTACATTAATGAGGTGATGAAATGAAACCACTATTTGGCGGATACGTCACATTAGATCGTCATGAATATATTATGGTATGTGATACATGGGACGAAGCATTAAAGGAGCTACATTGGATAGCTAAACAATGTAAACCATGTGAAGGTATGACTATTGTAGTAGGTCGTGCTGTACCATACCCTGGTCACATCAACGTAGATGAAGTTATTCAGAATGATATTAAGCGATGTCAAGATGAGTTAGACCAAGGTGATGAGGTGTACTACCTTCATGACAATATGGTAACACCTAGCCAAAAGGCTGAGTTACAAGTCTACTTAACCGATGTATACCGTGCGTGGATTAATCGATATAACCTAAACGATGCCGCGTATCAGTTAACTAATACCACAATGTATCGATATAGTGAAATCTTACAAGAGTGGCAAGAAGTATAGGAGGCCTATTATGGAAGATAAAACAGCACGTATTATAGTTGAGTCTAACGATAATGGCGAAACCTGTGACATTATCATTGAAAATGTAAGTCCTACATCTGCAATCTATATGGCTACTAAGTTAGTAACTGCAGTGGCTAAACAGTTTTCTAAATCAGAAGAGCACTTGCCTTTGTTGGTTAGCGCTATGATGCTAGCAGTTCATGACCAATGTAAGAATGCTACGATTAAGATTGAGTCTGACGAACAGGTTATCTCCCCAACACATTTATCGTAGGTATGCCTATGAGTAGATCGTCATGTACAGGGAGTGCACATCCTGGGGTTAGGAAGCTACAACGGTTACTGAATAGTCGTAGACGTATGAAGGACATTGAGTCACATCTGCAACGCCTGGAGGTGGAGGCACAAGACGAACGGTCAAATACACCAGAGCAACAGCTTAATCTGAATACCGCACAGCGTGACCTTAATAATGAATTCCGTACACTGTCTAAGGAACGATATGAGCTATGGACATTGATATGTAAGATACCTAATGACATTGAGCGTACATTCTTAGAGAACAGATACTACTTCGGAATGAGCATGAAGGAGGTCATCGAGGATATGAGCTATAGCGAAGCACAGATATATAATATCCAACGGAACGCAGTGAAAAGCTTTTGTCAAGTATTTTCTAAAAATAAATAAAGACAATATGCAATTAGAGGTAACACTTATGATAGGCTACAAGTGTGGAGCAGAGAATATCGGGGAAAGTTCTCTACTACCACACACTGTAGGGTACGTTCATAGTGAATACCTTTCTTGTACAACACCTCCACAGGGCAAGAAGTATCATTAGGGACTACGCACAACCACGTAGTCCCTTTTGCTTACTTCTCTAAAAGTTCGACCATTGACCTTTTGTCTTTTTATTTTGAGAATGAATGATAAAAGGTACTCCCTAGCGATAAAACCAGCGGTGGTCGGCTCCGCGCGATATTTGTCTCTGTGTAGGAGAATTTTAACGGTTGAAAGTCGATTGTCAAAGGACAGAAAGGAGAAGTCATGGCGACGAGTGAAAAACCACGTGTGAAATTTAATAACGCAGGCGATTTGCTAGTATCTAGTGCGCAATTGTGCGACCTTCTTCGAGTAACTCCTGAGATTATTTCGAGACACCACAAATCGGGCATGCCTAAAGCAGCAACTGGTTGGTGGAACCTCCGTGAAGTTCTCGTATATCTTGGCCAAGCTAAGGCAGATAAAACTAAAGACCAATCGGCAGCAACACGAAAGCTAATTGCTGAAGCTGACTATAAAGAGTCTCGAGCTGCTCGTGAAAAGAAATTACTCGACGTGTTAAACGGTGAGTACGTATCTCGTGCAGACGTAGCGAAAGAATGGTCTGCTCGTATCTTAGAATTAAAATCCTCTCTCATCAAACTCGGTAAACGAGTAGGGAGTGAGTTCACTGATCCAGAAGAACGAGCGACGGTGGAAAGGGTGGTGAGCGAAGTTGCCGAAGACTACCTCGAAAGTTACTCGCGCAAAGGCGAGTACACGCCGGAAGTCAAAACCGGTAAAAGCAGAGCCAAGAGTTAATTGGTTCCAGGAAGAGCTCGATGCTTTTAAACCACCGGAACGATACACCGTATCAGAATGGGCTGACAATTTCAGGGTATTAACAAATATATCCGCAGAACCAGGTAGGTGGAGAACGAATCGAACTCCATATCTAAAAGAGCCTATGGACAAATTTACAGACCCTCTGATTGAACAGATTGTACTGTGCTTTGGAGCGCAAATCGGTAAAACTGAAGCAGAGCTCAACATGATAGGGTATGCGTTAGACCAAACACAATCACCAGTTATGATGGTATACCCAACAGACACTATTGCTAAATTTGCTAGTGATAAGCGAGTGCAACCGATGATTAAATCGGTTAAATCTATTAGTGATAATTTTGACGAGAATAGTAAATTGCTTGAATTGGATTTCAACAACGGTAATTATATGGTACTGGTTGGGGCGAACTCACCAAGTAGTTTATCAAGCCGGTCAATCAAGTATCTATTCTTTGACGAAATAGACAAATACCCCGCCTTTTCAGGTAAGGAAGCAGATCCAATAAAACTTGCAAAGGAACGTACTAAAACGTTCGTGGACAAGAAAATAGTAATGGTATCCACGCCTACTGTTGAGTCGGGTAATATTTGGCAGGCGCTCATGAATGCAAATGAGCGCAGGCAGTATTACGTGCCATGTCCACATTGCGGAGTGTCGCAGACCCTCAAGTTTAAGCAGATAAAATGGCCAGACGAACACAACGATAATGCGGACATGATACGTGATACAGCGTATTACGAATGTGAACATTGCGGCGGACACATCCACGATAAGCACAAAATGGAAATGTTAAGACATGGAACATGGGAAGCGGTCAATGCGTCGCAAAGCAAAGTCCGCTCAATTTCGTATCACTTATCGTCGATATATTCGCCGTGGGTCACGTTCGGAGACGTTGCGTACGAGTTTAAGACTTCCAAAGGTACACCTGCCTCGTTAATGAACTTCATTAATTCTTGGTTAGCGGAACCTTGGCGAAGTGCTAAAACTAAGAGTAC